GATCATTTCTTTAAAGACATTGCTTACAGTGTATCTATCCCGGAACTGATCCAAGCAGGTTACTTGTGCAGACTGTCTGCATTTGCTGTGAAAGAAGATGCAATCATTGATGCAAGCAAAGTTAGTTTGAAGTTTAAGAATGGAGACTTTAGAGAAAAAGAATTAGAAGACGTAGCGATGGTAGATGAAACCATCATAGAAGTTATTAATGACTGGATCGACAATGCCTATACAAAAGGCAGAACAGCTTCGGTTTTCTTTTGTGTGTCAGTTCTCCATGCACACAAAATGGCTCAGTATCTAGAGCAATATGGCATTGCCTCTGCTGTGGTTACTGGGGAGACGCCCAACCAAGAAAGAGATGAAATACTTGCGGACTTTGAGTCTGGCAAGATCCACGCTCTCTGCAATGTTGGTGTTCTAACCGAAGGCTGGGACGCCCCGAGGACGGATTGTATAGCATTACTTCGTCCAACGCAAAGCATTGGTTTGTATGTGCAGATGTGTGGTCGTGGTATGAGATTGCATGATGATAAAGATAATTGTTTGCTTCTTGATTACGGTGAGAATGTTGCACGTCACGGTTGCTTAGATGAAGTAGAGCCTGGCGATACACTTCCCGGAAGATATAAACCAAAGATTTGTTCTGCATGTAACGGTATCAATTCACCATCAGCTAAAGAGTGTGTTGAGTGCGGCCAAAAGTTTGAGCCTAAGAAGTTCCAGTCCTTATTTACTAAGAAGGAAAAAGAAGTTGCTAAACGTACAAGAGCTGAGAAGCAAGCTGTTTTATCAGATGAAAGGAAAGCATCAATACCCAAAACAAAACCTGTCACGGACATCTATGCAACTGTCACGAAGTCTAAAAATGGATCTGAATATTGCCAAGTTATCTTTACAGTTAAAGATGAGTTCTTTCCGAAAAGAATGCCACTAATGTTTGGACATCCTACTGCTCACAAGATGGCAGTGCGTAAATGGAAAAAGATTACAACTAAGTGGGGATCTCCTACTCAACCATGGATGGCCGCTGATCTAATTAAGAGCGGTGCTTTTGATACAATATCTGAGATCATTGTGCAGAAACAAGGTAAGTATGAAAACGTCATAGGCGTGAGAACAAAAGAAGGTGTGGAGATATCATTATGAATGACATCAATAATTTGCTTGACGATGTTGAGCTGAACAAGAAGCGTCACCGTAGATTCTATTTAGGGATCAGCCAAGTCGGTAACCCAAACCAAAGATTGTTATGGATGCGTTGGCGATGGATGATGCCAGATGATATGGGAGCTCGTGTTTTACGCTTGCTTGATCTAGGTAATGTTGTTGAAGATGATTTAATCAAGAAGCTTAGAGAGATTCCTGGCGCTAGAATATTTGATGTCAACAATAACGGTAAGCAGTTTGAAACATCAGCTTTGGGTGGCCATCTCAAAGGTCACATTGATGGCATCGCCAAGAACCTTCCGGGGTTAGATAAAGACAATCCATATCTACTAGAGTTCAAAACAGCGAATGATAATAGGTTCAATAAGCTTAAAGATTTAGATAGTTATTGCGCTTGGTCTGAAGAGTATGCTGCTCAAATACATTTATACATGGGACTGTTTAACTTCAAGCACTGTATAGCTATTGTTTATAATAAAAATAACTCAGACTTATATACAGAAATAATTAAGTTTGATAAAATGCTGTTCGATTCTCTCATGGAGAAGGCAGAGAGTATTTTACTGGCAGAAACTCCACCAGATAATTACATTCCTGAAACGGATTACCGTATCAAAAGTTATATGACACCTGGCCAAAGGGAGTCTTATCTTGGAAGAATGCTACCGGCAGATATTCATTGCAGATCCTGTAGGTTTGCTGAAGTTAGATTAGATGGAGATGATGGTGACTGGCATTGTAAGAAGCATGACAGAAACATATCAGAGTCTAGACAAACCAAAGGATGCAGACACCATAACTATATACCTGAACTAATCCCTGCGCATTGCATGGAGAAAGATGACAGCATCGTTATCTACGAGAAGGATGGTATGAAGTTTGTGAATGTCCCGGAAGGAAAGCATTCAAAGGATCAGAACTTTTACTCAAGCAGAGAGTTAATAGAAGTAATTAACAGTGGGTTTCCAAAGGAAGCATTAGAAAAATACAACAAGATAAAACAATTATTTGATGGCACAATTAAAGAAATCAGACCTTGGGTCGACAGTGGGGCACCTTTCTAGGCTTTGGGTTTTTTTACTACAATTATTTCTGTGTCTGGGTACAACGCCTCTACTAGTTTTTTCTTCAATCTAAACATAGGCGTCTCAATACCTTTCGTATCTTCAACAACAGTTTCACCTTGCTTGTTCTTGTATCTAAAGTCTGCTTTATAAACACAAACTTTTTTACCATTGACCTCACACGGATAGGGTGGGTGGATTTCTAAGTCTGATATTAAATTGTGTTCTAGTAATTCTTTTAGATGTAAGTATCTAGATGATTCTAAGATGCTGTCAAAAGTAATGTCATCAATCTTGACTTTCTTGGCTCGGTATTTGTTGTACAAAGTTTAAGGGCTTCCTATTAGTTTTCTCTCTTCTTCTTCTCTAAGAACTTGCTTGGCTCTCTCCGCTCTTACCTCTGGTGTTAAGTATTGTCCTGTTAAGCCTTGAGTTAATTCTTCTTTGGCCGCATCAAACATTCCTTTGCTAACCGGTTGAGGTACACCTGTTATTGTACCTGTTTCTGCGGCTGTAGCCAATTCTCTACTAACATCGATAGGTCGGAAGATACCATTCATGACATCTCTATAATTAGCAACTTTGGCATCTTTTAATTCTTTTTCTATTTGTTGTTCTGATAAACCAAGTTTTCTTGCGTCTTCTATGGATGTATATAAATCTCTTAAAACTCTATATCTTTTTTCGTTTTGATTTATATATCCTTGCAAATATTGTTGAGCAGTATTTCTGTCTGTGCTCCTTAACAATCTATTGAACTGGTTAGTTGCATCTCTTATTGCATCATTAGCTTCAAAGCCTCTGTATCTTAATGTCTTATCTATTTGAGGTTTAACAACTTTAAATCCACTAAAAGCTTGTACCAAAGTTTCAGCAACATCTATCTCATTCCCCATGCGATCTAATACACTTTGATCATCTCCTTGTTTATTGGTACTAGAAAATACAGCTCTAGGAAAGTTTTTAGGAGTAAGTTGTGGTGGCGCAACTCCGAAAGGTTTACCACTAAATTCATCTGTAGTAATCTTATATGGACTAATCGTTGGCAAAATAGTATCTGCAAAGTGATAAAAACCTTTGGCCACCCTATCGCCTGCTGAATCAGCTGCTCCCCATATTCTTTTACCAGTACCAGTTTCTCCTGCAAAAGCTTCAAACACAGCATTAGCAGATAGCGCTGGTTCTGCAAAACTTTGTCCCATCTCTTCTATTACACCAAAAGATGAGTCCATTAATATTTTTTGTAATGACTCTTCGTCACGATTTCCATTTGCAACTTCTTGAAATACTCTAGTTACTGGACGCTTTAAATAATCGTATGGGTTCATGTAACTAAAGTTAAAGAACTGAGTTGGGTTACCATTTTTATCTGATGCGATTGGTATAAGCGTACCTGTTTTATCCCATGGTGCTGCGTAAGATCTTCTGTATGCTTCTATCTTCTCTTCATCAACTCCTGTTAAACTTGTGCCAAGTTTTGTTAAAGCTGTAGGTATAGCCATGGTTGTTGCTACAGCACCAGTAAGTCTTCTCATGCCAATTTTTTGTAACTCTGGATTATCACTGGCTAATTCTTTTATACCTCTGCTAACAGCATTGGTTGTGTTTCTAATAATCTCAGCCGGGAAAGCAACAAAGTTACCAAATGGAGATCTTCTTACTACTTCTCCAACAATAGGGACAACTCTTTGATAGTTTTGAACTGTGTTTAAAGTAACTTCACCTGCTTCTGATCTAGCAAATTGTTCTAATGCTTCATCGCCATATTTTTCTATAATATCTCTAGGTTTAATAACTGCGCCAGTGCTTGGAGATCCTTGTATTAAATCTGCAAACCTTGTTATGTTTTTTGCTGACTCGATCGGTACTGCTCCATCTGGTGCTCTTACAAATGCTTTAAGCATTCTGTCTTTTTCATTTAAGTAATTAAAAACACGACCAGCATCATCAGTCATACCATAAGCTTTTTCAAAAAATCTAATGCCAGATTTATCTACCACGCCACCAGTTTTAGCAACGAGTCCACTCCTTTCGGCGGCCAGTTTTGCTAGTTCTAAAGTTTCGCCAAGTTGAGCACCACCCTTTTGCATGATGCCCTCTTCCATTAATTCTTGTACAGTATTTTTATTCAATACTTTTTTTCTTGGATCGAGAAGTCCTGCAAAACTAGTTTGTACTGCATCAACAAACCTACCTGTGCTTCCAAGGTTTCCATTTAATAATGAAAAGAATGGGATACTGGTAAAGTTTCTTATTTGTGCACCCGGAGACAAAACAGTTTTACCGTATTGGGATCCAGCTTTTACCGCTAAAAACCCTGTGTATAGTCTACCTAGTATGGGCCACTGAGCCTTCATGTCTGCTGTTGCTCCCATCAAAGCATCGAACACATCTTTTCTAGCGTATGATCCAGCTAAAGCTCCAGCGTCCTCATCAAATTGTTTGAATACTATTGCATTACCTTGAGCATCATAGTCTGTTAGTTCTTTTGCAAACTTTCCATCCGCATCCATACCAAATTCTTTTGGTCTCAAAAACTTTACGCCTCCTGTTTTTGGAGATAATTCATCTAATTGTTTTATTTGATTAAACATTTCTGTTTTACCAATTAGGTTAGATAGTTTTTGTGAAGTTACATTTGCTGTAAGTTTTGTGTTAGCTAAAGCTTTCTTCCAGTCTGTTTGTAGATAGCCTGCTGTTTCTCCTAGTGCCCTTCTTACTTGAGGTAAGTTATCTAACTGTCTACCTTTAAGAATACCTTTCTCTCTTTGCAAACCTTCCATTAACATTTCATTGGTTTCAAAATCAAAACCATTTTTATTTTTTGGTCCGGGGTTAAACAATTCAAATAATTCTCTTTGTGCTTGTTGTCTATCCATACCTTTAAAAGTTTCTTGTATTTCTTTTATTGCAAGATCTTGGAACTCTGGATTCATTTTAAAACCTTTATCAAGAACAGCACGGTAAGCTCTAGTGCCATACAAGCCTGCATTTTGAGCTATGATTTCTCTGAGTTCTTGAGGTACAAAAAGATGCATAAATCCATCTGCGGTTTCATCACTGTAATTTAGTATTTGATTTGAGTATGTATCAAAAAGATCTCTATTGTTTTTTAACAAAGTAGATATTTTTAATCCTTCCTCTAATCCTAAACCTTTGTAGTCTATGTATTGTTTTTCTAAATTTTTAATATTAGATTCAGCTTCTCTTTGTATTCTCCTAGCCTCTTGTAGTTTCTCTGCACGAGATAAGTTAGGTGATTGATAATCAACTCTTACTCTCGGAAACATGTAGTCTTCTATACTTCTAGATAAAGACAATGCATTGGTTTGATTCATTCTCCCTGTATCAACACTTCTTTGAGTTGTTTTAATTATTTGATCAAAAGCAGTATCAACTTGATCTTGCATGGCTTTTACTTGTGATGTCTTAGCGGCCATGGTTTGTGCAACAAACTCATCTGGTCTATCGCCTGCAAAAGTAAACCATTTTTTTAATACGTTTTGATTAGCGTCAAATGCAGTCTTTTGTAACTCTCCGGGCTTTAACGCTTTGGTTGCACCAACAGCACCTTTTGCTACAACTGATCCAAGAGGAGCCAGTAAATCTGTAGCCCCATAAATAACTTCTTTTGCGCCTCTAAATGCCAAAGGTATGCCTAATATAAAACCTGCGCCTTCAGCCGCTACCTCAAGTTTTTTCTTGAGTCTTTCATGTGCGGCCTCTGCACCGTTAAGTCTATCTAGTCTTGCTTCATCTGATTCTGATTGCTTGTCTATAAAAGTATCTTTAAGAGTTACAACATCATCAGTTGCTACTGCACCGTCTGCGATACCACCGCCCAAGGCCTGTCCGATCTTACCTATCTTACCTGACTTGGCTAACAGTCCTGCAACACCAAAGCCCGGTAATCCAAATTGAACTAAGTATTTGGTAACATTCCCTGCTGTGGTCTCAGCTTCACCTGGCGATATCTTGTCAAAGTATTCATTGACATCTTTAGTTAAATCATCATCAGTAAAGTAGTCGTATGCAGATGTGACGGTTGTTGATAAACCTCTACTAATATCTTGAAGACCTCTTACAGCTTGCCTACCTACATCTCCAAGCACACTAGCCTTACCTTTTTTAGCTTCTTTAATAGCTAAAGCGTGTTCTGCTTTTGCCTGTGCTATGGTTTCTGGCTTGGTATCTTTTATGTATTTTTGAGTGCCATCTGGAAAGTTAAGGTATGGCATAACATTATTTTCTTTTTAAATATAGATTAGGATCGCCAAAGAATGCTTCGCCTCTACTTCTCATAGACATGAGAGTGGCTGGGGTTACTGGTATGTCTCCAAATTGCGGATGTTTATAACGAACTTCTAAATCAGGATAGTCATCAGTATTAAATTTGCTTCCCATCAAAGATCTTTTTAAAGTATCGTATTGATCTTGTGCTTGCTTTGGATCAACGTCTCCGATTGTACCTGCTCTAGCACCTTCTAAAGATAACATTCTTTCGTATGCTTCAGGGTTATCTCTAAAGTATTCTAAAAGTTTTGCATCAGCTGGCAACATATCAGCCTGTCTTGTTTCTTCGCCAAGATATCCTTCACCAAATGCAACTACTGGATTGACCGGAACAAAACCTTCAACTGGTTTCATCATGTTTAGAAATCCTGCCATCATTTTTTTAGCATAGTCTGGATCGTCTCCTACTTTTTCCATGTAGCCAGCAGGTAAAGATTTCACATAGTCAAAGAAACTTGGTTTCTCATCACCAGTAAAAGTTTGTGTTTGCGGATCAAAATCAAAACCTTTGCCTACTAAATCTTGTTTTACATAATAAGCTAATGAATCATCTGTAACAGGGGGAAGTGTAGTTCCTTCACCAGTAATTACAGAATCACCAGTAATAGTAATATCATCGTCATCATCATCTAAATTTGGTTTTAGTTCGTCTTTATCGCCCATGTTAAGTAGGGACGCTCCTGTTAATAAACCACCACCAATGAGCACTGGTTTTAATACTCCTCCTGTTCTTTGCATAAATGTTCCTTGGCCTCCGGCACCACCTTCAGGTATAACATCATCAGCTACTTTTGGAGCTTGCGAGCTTGCTTGCTTAGATGCATCAAGAGATTGATCTACTGCCTTATTTATCCTAGCGCCCATGGTAGGGCCAACAAAAGCTGGATCAGTGGGAGAAGTAGGTGTGCCTGTCTGAACTGGAACCCTATCTTTTGCTCTGTTAGCTTCAGCCCTATCTAATCTACCCTGTCTTTCAGCTTCTTCTCTAGCTTTTGCTTCTTGGTTTCTTCTTCTTGTTTCAGCTCTCTTTTTAGCTGTCTCTTTTTTCTTAGCCGCTTCTA